CACCTCAATCAATTTATCAAGATAATGACGCGCCTTATGTAGATCCTGCACGCCGCCCTTGTCCTGCCATCTGCAAACGTATTTTACAACGTTCCCCTCGAAAAATCCGAGCCCGTTCGCCGCGATGAAGTCCCACGGCTGCATGGGCTTGCTCTTGTAGTGATCCCCACCGATCTGGCGGGAGTTGGGGTCGCTGCTCATTATATACTCCGCCCTCAGAAATTGTTTTCTAGATTAATGCGCACGAATTTATAAAGCTCTGGCCGATTTGATTTCATTATTGCCGCGTCCTTATTCATCGACCGCAACCTTTGCCCGAGCTTGTCCCACCACAACCAATAGTTCGCCTTATTCTCAACGGGAGTATTAGCGAATACCTTTACCGACAAATACCGCCCGGTCGGATCGGTGTTTCTAGTGTAGACGCTCCACTGCGAGCCGTACATCTCGCGCAGCTCGAACGCCTCCTCGAACCCTTCGGGAACATTCCCAGAGAACTTCCTCACCTTCTCTTCTCTCCTTCTCGGTAACTTTGTCGCCGCTACGGTAACAGGTAACAGTAACAACCCCATTTTATATATGGGGGTTAGTTACCTGTTACCAGTTCCCACCGCCTAGCCCCAAACCCATTTACCGTCAATTTAGCTTCTGTTACCATTTGCTACCTGCTACCTGTTACCTGCTACCTGTTACCGATCTATTCGTCAATTGATAGTGCCATCTGCGCCGCCGTGCCGGGGTCGATGACGAGCCATCCGCCGGGATGAGACGTGATAATCTCCGCCGCAAGCAGGTTATATATGATGCGTCCGCTGGCGCTCTCTTTGGCGTACATCTTGGCGGTAGATTCCTTGGTCCCTTCGTGGTTTATTAAATACGAGATAATATCTTCCTTTGAAACAAAGGGTTTTCCCTCGATTATCTCTCGATTACCTCGACGCCACGCATTGCCGAGTCTGCGAATATCTCCCGCCGCTTGCGGCTCCTTCTTTTTAGGCTGTTGCTCCCCTGGTTGAGCCTCCGCAAATACCGCCCCGCTGATCTCTTCACCGTCCTCATCCACCCAGCCGAGCGGCACGCGCTGCATCTTTCCGTGGATTGGCTGCGGCATTTCTGCGTCTTTCATCTTGGTGCAGGAGACCTCGATGGTGCCGTCATCTTGCCGCTGAACGAGGATTGATGAGTCCACGGAGGCCTTCCAGGCGGAGCTGCCGCGAGCTCGCCCTTTAGCATCGACGCTGTTGCCGACGTGATGAACGATGGCAACGCCTGCGCGAAATACGCTGGAGACGATGGCAAGCTGGTTCAGAAAGCGCCGAGCGTCTTTGCTGGAGTTCTCGTCGGCTTCCATGTGTGCGTTGAGGGTATCGACGATGATGTAGGCGATCTGCTCGTCCTCCGGGACGAGTTCTCGCACGGCTCGGATGATATGAGAGGAGGAGTTGTAGGCGTCGATGTCGATGGCTTTGTTGGTTATGAGAAGGTCGTCGATCCGATCCACGCCGTGATGCCGGCACCAGGCGGCGACGCGCTGGCGCAGTCCGTAGTGGCCTTCACCTGCGAGATAGACCACGACGCCAGCTTTGGTGCGCAGACCACGCCACGGCTTGCCGGTGGCGATGTGACAGGCAACGTCGAGCATCATCATGGTTTTGCCGCCGCCAGACTCACCAAACACCATCGAAACGCCGTTGTCGGGTATCCAGCCTTTGACAACCCACGGCAGCGGGGAGGGTTGCCCGAGATAGGATGTCGCCCGCGTCAGATAGTAGTCGGCGCTTTTCGCCCGCTCTTTCGCCAGTATCGCCTCGACCGCCTCCGACCCTATCGCCACGCTCGCCGCCACGTCCGCCTCGGGCTCGTAGCGCGCGACGGAGCGGGCAATCTGGCTCACCTCGCTGGTGGGAAGCGGGATCTCGCAGCGCGTCTCGTTGATGACGGTCAAGGCCGCCAGAATCTCCGCCTCGGCCATGCCGAAGCTGCGCATGGCGCCGCCCAGCGCGGTGAGTCCGCTGTTTCGGTTGCCTTGGATAAGATTGCCGCTTGCTGCGGGAACGACGCTCTTGCGCTGCGCCTGCATGGCATTGAGCCAGCGGGTCTTGAGCATCGCAGGCGCAACGCCGTCGAACGGGTCGGATGACGCTTCCCACTCGTAGGAGTTGCCGTTTATCTCGGATGGGAACGCTAGGAAATAGCGCCCGTCGCTGAGGAGATCGACGCCCTGCTCAAGTTTGCAGGAGCGCACGCCATCAACGTAGGCGAAGAGCCAATGCTGTCCACCGCCTGCGGTGAGCTGGCAGGGACCGTCGTTGTCGTGATCGCCGTTTGCGTCTATCCAGTCACGCCAGCCGTCATTACCGCCATTGCGCGGGTCGATGTCGCAGACGATGAGTCCGGAGACGGCGCCCGCTGCGATGCCGACGTTGTAGTTGGGATTCTCCTGCCACCAGCGTTTGATCTGCTCGGGGTCGGTTGTCGCATCGTTGACGCCGTGACGCGTGGCGGGCGTCTTGGCGTTGGGGAGCACGGGCAGAACATGCCAACCCCACGAGGCGTATGCGAGCGCGGCGTCAGCCTTCGTTGTCATTCGTTTCTGCTCGCAGTTCCCTCTTGGTCTTTACTTCCAGCTCATACTGCCTCGCCATCGGCGGGTATTTGCCCCATCGGCTGATGACGTGCGGCCAGATGTCGAGCGCCTGGGCGAGCGCCTTCTTGGTTCCGTAGAACTTGATTGCCTCGTCTGTTGTCATTCCTGATTTACCTTTTGTTGCATCATTTAGGTGTTGACACCATAAGCGAGAGCCTATAGGATTTCAACCATGCGCGAACGGATTCACCGAAGGCGCATGGAAGGAGAGAAAAATGGAAGAGTTCGTAATCACCAACGAAGCAGACGGCCTCGCGCTCTTCGTGTTCAAGCCCAAGAACCCCAAGTTCGCATGGGGCACCAAGTTCGTTGATACCGACGCCAACGAGGTGATCAACGTGCGCCTGTTCAACGACTACACCAAGGCGGTCGCATACGCCAACGACATCATGAACGTGGGGGCGTAAGCGATGGCAATCCAACTCAAACGCTCCTCCGCCATCGGGCGCTCGGGAGTCAAACTTCTGGTCTACGGCGCTGCGGGCGCAGGCAAAACGTCGCTGATCCCGACGCTGCCAAAGCCCATCGTCCTGTCCGCCGAGGGCGGCCTGCTTTCGATTGCTGACGCGGACGTGCCGTTTGTCGAGATCAAGACGATTGCTGACCTGCACGAAGCATACGACTGGCTCGTCGGCTCTGCCGAGGCGATGGATTTCGAGTCGGTCGCGCTCGACAGCATCAGCGAAATCGCCGAGGTCGTCTTGAACGCCGAGAAGAAAGCAACGAAAGACCCGCGCCAAGCCTACGGCGCGATGCAGGAGCAGATGGCTGATCTGATTCGCGCTTTCCGCGATCTGCCGGGTCGGCACGTCTACATGAGCGCGAAGCTCGACAAGTCGCAGGATGAGATGGGGAAGATGCTCTACGCCCCGTCAATGCCGGGCAACAAGACCGGGCAGCAGTTGCCGTACTTCTTCGACGAAGTGCTCGCCTTGCGCGTCGAGAGGGATGCGGATGGCAACGCCTACCGCGCGCTGCTCTGCGACGGCGACGGCTCGTGGTTGGCGAAGGACCGGTCTGGAAAACTCGACCAATGGGAAGCGCCTGACTTTTCCGAAATTATTAAGAAGATCATGGGAGGCGCGTGATGGCGATGTTCGATAACTATTCGGTAGACGACCTCGCCGCCGACTGGCTCGAGGCGAAGCAGACCGAGCGCGCGGCGGTGGAGCATCGCCGCGACATCGAGGACGAGCTGACCCGCCGCCTTGAGATCGCATCGGACCTCAACGGCACCGAGCGTCGGGAGCTGGATCGCCACGCCCTCAAGATCGTCGGACGCATCGACCGCAAGGTTGACGCCGAGATGGCGCAGGAGCTGGCGGCGGAGCACGGGATCGGGGAGTACCTCTCAACCCTGTTCCGGTGGAAGCCCGAGATCATCCTGCGCGCCTGGAGCGCAGCACCAGAGAACGTAACCAACGCGCTTGCACGCGCAATTACCGCGAAGCCGGGACGCCCGAGCTTCAGTATCGAGGAGAAGTGAAATGGCAAGACTAGACATCGGATTCAGCGCAGACGAACTGCCGGAAAGCCGCGGCGATTACGAGCCGCTGCCAGAGGGTTGGTACTCGGCTGAGATCGGCGACGCTGAGATCCGCGTCACGAAGGACAACACCGGGCAGTATATCCGCTGCCGCTACAACATCACGGGCCCGACGAAGGCCGGGCGGGTCGTGTTCGGCAACCTCAACATCATGAACAAGTCGCAGAAGGCGGAGGAGATCGGACGCCAGCAGCTCGGCGAGCTGATGCGGGCTGTGGGCATCGGACGGCTCGAGGATACGGACCAGCTCATCGGCTGCCCGCTCCAGATCAAGCTCTCCATCCGCCCCGCGGAGAACGGCTACGCCGCGCAGAACGACGTGCGCGGGTTCCGTGCGCCTGAGGGTGCAGCGCGCTCTACGGCGGCTCCTGCGGCGTCTGGTGCCACGACTGGAAAGGCTGCTCCGCCCTGGGCGAAGAAGTAAACGACAGCCCGCGCCGTGCGCGTGGGCTCTCCACTGGAGACAATCATGGCCAAGATCCCACCGCCTCAAAACACGCTCGCCGCGCTGATTGATGCGGCACACGAGAAGATGCGCGAGGATAACGACCAGCCCCGCGAGCACCTCGGCTGCTCAGTCGCGGGCCATCCCTGCGACCGCTGGTTGTGGTTGTCCTTCCGCTGGGCGGTGCGGCAGAAGATCCCCGGTCGGACCCTGCGCATCTTCCGACGCGGGCAAGACGAGGAGGCGACGTTTGTGCGTGACCTGCGCATGATCGGCATCGACATCCACGAGACTGGCATACGTCAGCGCCGCATCAGCTTCGGCTGGCATACCGGCGGCAGCATTGACGGCATCATCGAAAGCGGCGTGCCAGGCGCGGAGCGAAAGCGGCATATCGCCGAGTTTAAGACGATGAACTCGAAGAACTTCGCCAAGCTCGAACGTGAAGGCGTCGAGAAGGCGCAGCCGACCCACTTCGTCCAGATGCAGCTTTATATGCTCGCAACGGGCATCGACCGCGCGCTCTATGTGGTCGTGAATAAGGACGACGACAGTCTCTACAGCGAGCGCGTGCGCTTCGACACCGACGTGGCTGAAAAGTACCGCGACCGCATGATCCGCATTGCGCAGACGGAGAGAATGCCGCCGCCTGTCAGCACCGATCCGAGCTGGTTCCAGTGCAAGTTCTGCCCGGCTTACGAGTTCTGCCACGACTACCAGCTCACAAAGCAATCGAACTGCCGCACCTGCGCTCACGCTACGCCGCGGGAGAGTGATTGGCATTGCGCCCGCTGGGACGACGCCATTCCCGTCGAAGCGCAGCGCACTGGCTGCCGCTCGCACGTCCTGCATCCCGATCTGGTACCGTGGAAAATGAATGAGGCCGACAGCGAATGGGAGGCGATCTATCTGATCGACGGCGCCGAAGTACGCAACGGCGAGACCGGCTACAGCAGCGCCGAGATCATCGCAAATCCTTTGCTCTGCTCGACGAATGATCCGTTTGTTGAGCGCGTGCGCCAAGAGTTCGGCGGGGAGATTTCGGGGTGAATCTGAGATCTTACCAACGCGCCGCGATTGACATGCTCTACACCTGGTTCGAGCGTCATGAGGCAGGCAACCCCTGCGTCGTGATGCCGACCGGCTCGGGGAAAAGCATCGTCATTGCCGAGCTTTGCCGGGATGCGCTACAGCAATGGCCCGAGACGCGCGTTTTGATGCTGACGCATCAGAAGGAGTTGATCGAGCAGAATGCGGAGAAACTGCGCACGCTCTGGCCGGATGCGCCGCTTGGCATTTACAGCGCCAGCATCGGACGGCGGCAGCTCGACCAGATCACCTTTGCGGGCATTCAGTCGGTGCGCAGCCGGGCGAAAGATATCGGGCATGTTGACATCGCCATCATCGACGAGTGCCACCTTGTGTCGCACGCCAATGTCGGCAGCTATCGGCGCCTGCTTGATGATCTTCTGGCCATCAACCCCGCCCTGCGCGTGATCGGTCTCACCGCAACGCCGTACCGCCTCGGGCATGGCTTGATTACAGACGCGCCCGCCTTGTTCGACGACCTCATCGAACCGACGGACGTGCGCGAGCTGATAAAGGCGGGCCACCTCGCGCCGCTGAAATCCAAGCACACGGAACTGACGTATGACACCGCTGGCATTCACAAACGCGGCGGCGACTTTATCGAGTCGGAGCTTTCGGAGCGCGTGAATACCACGGCGCAGAATGTCAGTGTCGTCGAGGAGATCATCCTTCGCGGGCGTGATCGTAAGACGTGGCTTATCTTCTGCGCAGGCGTCGATCACGCCTACGCTGTAGCCGAACAGATACGCGCTTGCGGTATCAGTTGCGATACGGTCACTGGCCAGACGGCAAAAGCAGACCGCGAGCGAATGCTTGAGGATTTCAAGTCGGGACGCTTGCGAGCGCTCACCAACGCGAACTGTCTCACGACCGGCGTTGACGTACCCGGTATTGATCTTGTAGCCATGCTGCGCCCGACAGCTTCGCCTGGGCTTTACGTTCAGATGGCGGGTCGCGGCTTGCGCATTGCGGATGGCAAGGCCGACTGCCTCATTCTCGACTTCGCCGGCGTCGTTGCCACGCACGGCCCGCTGACAGACGTGCAGATGCCGCAGCCTGGCAAGCCGACGGGCGAGGCGCCAGTGAAGGCGTGTCCTGATTGCGACGAGCTAATCCATCTGTCCTGCATGGTCTGCCCTGAGTGTGGCTATGAGTTTCCCAGGCGAGACAAAGCCGCTGGGCTCAAGCTCCACGCCGATGACATTCTCGGCACGTCCGAGCGGCGTATGGATGTCGCGCGTTGGAACTGGTGCAGACACGTCTCGCGGGCATCGGGAATTGCCATGCTGCGCGTCAACTACTATGCGCGCGCGATATCGGACGACCCCGTGACGGAGTATTACCCCGTCATGCACGACGGCTATGCCGGGCGCAAAGCTCGGGAGGAGCTGGCTCGTATTCTCTGGCAGACGAAGCCCGAAGCGCTGCACCTCGACAAATTCGACCTTGACGTTATCAGTCGGGCGCTGAATGATGCGCGCCCGCCTAAAATTCTGTTCTACAAGCGCGATGGGAAGTTTAATAGAGTACACCGGAGGCATTGGTGAAGTTTGATATATTGCACGATCTGGTTGTTGACTGGGCGACCCAACGCCGCATCATTCCAAACTCGACGCCGCTCGCCCAGGCGAGCAAGACGATCGAGGAGGTCGCCGAGCTGGTATCGGCCATTAATCGCCAGAGCCGCGCCGAGATGGCGGACGCTTACGGCGACATCCTCGTGACGCTTATCATTGGCTCGAAGTGCGCGGGGTTCGACTTGCTGGAGTGCCTGAGCAATGCCTACGACGAAATCAAGGATCGCACGGGCCACCTTCGACCTGACGGAGTGTTCGTTAAAGATGCGCCATAAGGAGCCCGAGTTCGTCGTGCGATACCGCGAGCGCCCAAAACCTCCCCGTTGCTGCCATACTTGCGAGCATTATCTCGAGGATGGCTCATGCGCCGAGTTCGATTCAAAACCGCCCGAGGATTTCGCAGCGACGGTAGACGCTTGCCCGTCGTGGCGCCAGCAGATCCCGTTTTAAAAGTTAAGTCCGAGCACCTCGAGCAAGCCGAGTTCGTCTCCTGGTTCAGGAAGACTTTCCCCGAAGTCCGCATATTCGCCATCCCTAACGGCGAGTCCCGCTCCATCTCCGCCGCCTCGCGCCTGAAAGTTGAAGGCGTGAGCGCCGGCGTCCCCGACCTTTTCGTCCCCGAATGGCTACTCTGGATCGAGATGAAACGCTCGCAAGGCGGGCGCGTTTCACGTGAGCAAAAGTCATGGATCGACTACTTAAACATTATCGGACATTGTGCGATAGTGTGTGCAGGGTGCAGTGACGCACGCGAAAAAGTAGAGAAATTCATTGAAAAAGGACAAATACCTTAGCTTTCGCATACCTGCAAATGTCGAGGAGCAGTTAAAGCGACACGCTGAAGAGCAGACGCGGACGATTGCAGGGCAGGTTTTGCATTACATTCTTCGGGGGATGAAAGATGACGATAAAGCAGCGGATTAACCGTCAGCGCCTGCGCACCGTGAAGCGCCTGGCGTTCGAGTTCATCGTATTGGGCGCGATTGGTTGTGCTTTTGGTTTGATCTTCTGGGAGGGTTTGCACCGCCAGCTCGATCTGCAAGACGCGCAGAATCAGCGCTGGGCGCAGGAGGCGCAGCGATGAACGAGCGCTGGTGGGTCGTCATGACCAAGCACGGCTACATGATTACCAGCCAGGTCTGGAACGAAAAGCACGCCGTGCGCGGTCCGTTTGCTTCGTATGAAGAGGCGGAAGAGTACCGCGACTGGTGGGAGCGCAAGCAGATGTCGCGCGAACGCGTGGCGGCGTATGTCGTGATCGGCTGGGTTGGGTTCGCCATGATGGTGTTCGCCGCAGCGGCGGCGGAGATGA